AGCCCCGGACACGGCACCGGCGAAAGACCCGGACGTGCACACGCTTTCCGGGCCTGTCGCGGTTCCTGGGGCAATAGAATCGTGGGAAATGGTATCCACGCCGGAGGGTGAGCCGGAAATGATGACGATCACCGTGGAAGATAACACGGGGGAGCGCACGATCAAAATACAGCGGGACATGATCCGCTGGCTTGACGGCGTGCCGGTCCAGATTTTGAACGCTCTATGCGAGGGGAGTACGGCACAATGAAATGCTTTTTCTGTGAGAAGACTGTAAAGAACCCCTTCGTCTACCGCCCCGGTAAGGGCCGTGGAAAAGTCTTCTGCCCGGACGACCCGAATGAGCCGCTGGACGGGTCCACCTGTTTTGAGAACTGGCTGGCGGAAAAGACGGCGACCACGCGGCACAACCGGCAACGCGCGGCGCGTGAGGCGCGGCGGGCCGGCAAAATATCCCCGTTCGGTAGACCGTTTGGAAAACAGAATCCCCGGCCAGACCCGAACCCTCAGATCGCGGCGATTGATCAATTACTTGACCTACTCCGGGACATGGGGCAGAATATCTTAATTGAAGACGTGCAAACAGAAGGCGGGGCGGCTACCATGATCCGAATCGCGGCGGCGGAAACTGCATTGAACGCGGCCCGTAGGCTGCTTCTAAACAAGATCATAACGCCCACGGATATTTTCCGGGAGCGCGGGGTTTTGATAAACAACTTTGACCCTGGCGATTTAACGGGTATGCAAAAATGCGATTGACCTTCCGAAACAAGCGGTGGGAGTTCCTCTGTAAATTTGAGTCCCATCAAATCCCGAAGGCGGCGGGCTTCCGGTGGGATGCCACCCTGCGCGTGTGGTATACGGGGGATAATTTCCGCGCGGAATCATTGCTCCGCTACGCGGATGACACCGCGAAAAAATGCTTTGAAGTGGTGGCGTCCCGGAAAGAAAAAATAGCTGAAAGCCGGTCCATAGACGCCTCCATACCGATACCGGCCCCGGACGGCCTGCGGTATCTCGGCTATCAGCGGGCAGGGATCGCGTTATCGCAGACCCGAAAAAATATGCTGATTGCCGACGAAATGGGCCTTGGAAAAACGATACAGGCGCTCGGCATTATCAACTTGAATAAACTCCGCAACGTCTTGATCGTGTGCCCGGCTTCCCTGAAATTGAACTGGTACCGGGAAGCGTCTAAATGGCTGGTAGATGAATCGCTTTCAATTCATATTGTTGACTCTAAATTTTTCCCGAGAACCGCGAACGTCTGCATTATAAATTATGACATCGTGGGCAAACACAAAGACGCTATCCTGGCCCGGCCCTGGGATTTGCTAATCTGTGATGAGGCGCACTACCTGAAAAATCTGAAGGCGCAGCGGACACGCGCGGTCCTTGGCGGTGGCCGTGAGCGCATCAAGCCCATTCCTGCGGCCCGTAAAGTGTTTTTGACGGGGACCCCTATAGTGAACCGCCCCGTGGAACTGTGGCCGATTGTGCGGGCGCTGGACCCGGTGACCTGGGACTCGTGGAAATATTACACGGAGCGGTATTGCGCTGCATCAAATAACGGTTTCGGGCTTGACGTGAACGGCGCCTCGAACCTCGATGAATTCCAGCGGAAACTCAGGGCGACCGTAATGATCCGGCGCTTGAAGGCGGACGTGTTGACAGACCTTCCGCCGAAGTCCCGGCAGATAATCGAAATCCCGGCGGAAGGCGATCTGGCCCGGCATGCCACCCGCGAAAACGATATGTGGCAGCAACGCGGGGAATCCATCCGAAAACTATCTGATGCCTTGACGCGGCACAGCGTGGCGGAAACGGAGGAACAATACCGGGACGCAGTTCAATCGCTCGGGCAAAAGGCATTCTCGGATTTTGCCGAACTGTCCAGAATCCGGCACGAAACAGCGGTCGCAAAAATCCCCTGGGTGATTGAGCATCTGAAAGAATGCCTCGACTCCAAGGAAAAGATCGTGCTCTTTGCCCACCACCACGACGTGATCCAAGGCATCTACCGCGCGTTCATGGCGGACAGCGTTTTATTTTACGGGGAGATCCCGCAGGCGCAACGGCAACGGGCCGTGGATCAATTTCAGAATGACCCGCGCGTGCGTCTGTTTCTCGGCTCAATCACGGCGGCGGGCGTCGGGATCACATTAACTGCGTCAAGCCATGTTGTGTTCGCGGAATTGGACTGGGTGCCCGGCAACGTAACGCAGGCGGAGGATCGGTGCCACCGTATCGGGCAGCGGAATAACGTGCTGGTACAACACATCGTTTTGCAAAATTCTATTGACGCGAGGATGGCTCGTGTTATCATAGGGAAGCAGGAAATAATTGAAAACGCATTGAACCGAACGGGTGCCGAGGAAACGAAACCGGACGCCCGCGATACGATAAAGGAAGCGGTGGACCTTAAGCCGATAATTCGGAACTGGCACGCTGGCGTGCAAGGTGAATTGTTTGGGTCGTTCGCACAAAAGATTTGATACGCTGCATCCGGGCACGTTATTTGATCTCCGGTATCGGAACGATAATTCAACCGACATCGGGATCGCGAAGGAGCTTTATGCGCAGATCATGGACACACTCAGGGCGGGACGGGTATCCCCTCAGAACGCATTAACGGCCCTGCAAATGTGTTTTGACGAACTAGAAGATGCCTTCACCCATGACATTCCATCGTGGGCACTGGAAGGATTTGACTACCGGAAATCGGCCTTAACGCCGGATGACTGAAAGGATGCATTATGGCTAAAAAACTCTCGAAAAGAAACTGTATTGGCTTTGACCCGGCCACGGTAACCGGGTGGGCGTACCGGACCCGCGCGGGCCTGTGGGTGAACGGCGTGTTCCGGCTGGAGAAAATAGCGCAGCTTCCCTCTATCCTTATCGCGGCAAAAGCGGAGGGCATCACGCATGCGGTAATTGAGGATTGTTACTCCCACAAAAACATAGCCACCCTTAAAAAGCTGATGGAAGTCCAGACCCGCATCCGGGTAGCCTGCGAACTGGCCTGGATTACCATATCCCTGGTGTATCCCTCCATGTGGCAGAGCGCGTGGAATCTGGATAAGCGAGAAACGAAGGCGGGTTCCGCGAAAGTGGCTCGGCTTCTCGGAGCCGTCTTCCGCAAGCCGGACGAAGCGGACGCGGTATGTATTGCGGAATTTGGGAACCGGCTGCTGTGGCCGGAACCGGAAAAACGGGATGTGGATGGTTGAATAACGCGAACGGAAAAAAGGAGCAGGACTATGGCAAACACTGTAACGTATGAGCGGCTGGAATCCGGGCCGGGGTTCCGGCATGTCAAAATTGGCATCACGGTTGATTTTGCGGACGGGCCGGGGGAGCAAGATTTTGCGTTCAACAGGGCGAAAGAGTTTGTTGATTCCCGGATCGTCAAGGTGACGGAACCCGCCTCACGGGATTATTACAATCACCTGGCCCCCGGCTCGGTAGGAATCCGGGAAGACGAAAGCGAAGGGCCGTTCTAATGGACATCAACGCACTGATCCATAAAGCCTGGTACGACAAAGTCTCCGCCTTCCCGTTCGCGGACGTGGCGGCGGCGCTGGAAAAACTACCGACAAAAGAACATGGATTTGCGGACGCGCTGGAAAGAGAGCTTGGCCGGGATGCGGAGATAGAGACGCTCCGGGCGGAACTCGCAGAGGCCAAGGCGGAAATAGAGCGTCTACGCTGTGATTGTTTGTGTAAAGACTGCCAACGCCGAGTTTCAAAAAGCATTGAAGGAGCATGCCAAATGAGAAAAAACTGGACGCGGGTAGCGAGCGACCAATGGGAAACCCGGTATCGCGGGTTTGTGCTCTGCGTGCAAAAGCGGCCCGATGGATATACAGTCATTGCAGATGTGTATGACTCAGAGTATCTAAGAAGCAGCGGAAACAGCCGCCTTGATGATGCGATGGAGTGGGCAGAGAGCATGGTTGACGCGCACTGGACCTATTGTGAGAGGATGCAATACCAGAGGAAACCAAAAAAAAGGATGAATCATGCCACGCCATGAAAAACACACGGTAGCGAAGATGGCCGAAGCGATTGTGCTTTCAGACGGGCTGGTCACCCTGGCGGCGAAACGCCTGAGCATGTCGTTCCAGGCGCTATACAAGGCCGTCAAGCGCCACCCGGAATTGCAGCGGGTGATAGATGAGGCAAACGAACAGATCGTTGACCTTGCGGAGCACAGTCTAAAAAAGAAAATCCTGTCCGGCGACATCGCGGCGATCATCTTCACGTTGAAGACGCGCGGTAAATCACGCGGATGGGTTGAGCGCCAGGAGATCGACATGCGGCCAACGCGCTATGACATTGTGATACCGGAAGACGCAGACGACCGGGGCGCGGCGGCGGATGGGGACAAGTAGGCTGGAGATACATCTGGACCGCCTGCGGGACATCACCAACCCCGCATTTTTCCCGTTGTATAAAATCCGCCAGCGCTTTCTGATCCTGGTGGGCGGGGCCGGGTCCGGCAAGTCCCACTTTGCGGCGCAAAAAATAATCAAACGTTGTATGCAAGAGCGGCATCACGTCGGGGTATTCCGAAAAGTCCACCGCACGTTGAAACTCTCCGTGTTCGCGCAATTGCGCGGGGTGATAGGGCAATTTGGGGTTGCGCCGCTATGGCACATCAACAAAACGGACCTAACCTTGACGTTTGTCCCGAACGGTTCGCGGATTTCCTGCTTCGGCCTCGATGACCCGGAAAAGTTGAAATCCGTTTACGGCTTAACCGACGCATGGATCGAAGAGGCGACCGAACTCTCGGAGTTGGACCTGGCTCAAATCAATCTCCGCGTGCGCGGGAAATCGGACGGCTATAAACAGATCATATTGTCGTTCAATCCGATCTCTGTTTTGTCCTTCCTGAAAAAACGTTTCTTCGATACGCTGGACCCGGAGCGTGTGTACACGTTCCATTCCACGTTCCGGGACAATCAACACATTGATCCGGAATATAAGATCGAACTGGAGAAGTTGCGCGACATTGATGAAATGCTCTGGCAGGTATACGGCGAGGGCAAGTGGGGTGCGCTCGGCAATCTCGTATATGGCGGGTTCCTCGGAGAGCCGTGGCCGGCGCGGCTGGTTGATTTCGGCGCGGATGAATTATTCTATGGGCTGGACTTTGGGTACACGCATCCGACAGCATTGATCGAATGCCAAATGCTTGACGGCGAAATTTACTTGACGGAAAAGATTTACGCTTCCGGCCTGACAAACCCAGACTTGATCCGCGAAATGAAAGACCTCGGTATAGACCCGGACGCGCCAATCTATGCGGACGCGGCGGAGCCGGGGCGCATCGAGGAAATCCGGCTGCACGGGTTCAACGTTTTCCCTGCGGACAAAGGGCCGGGTTCCGTGATTGGCGGGATCATCTGTGTGAAATCGTTTAAGGTCCATACCTGCCCGGAAAATGTAAACCTGAATAACGAGGCGGAATCCTACAAGTGGGCAGAGCGCCGGGACGGATCGAAACTTGACGCGCCGGTCCCGTTTGACGATCATGCTATGGACGCGATGCGATACGCGATCTGGACGCATTTACGCGGGCGGCTTGGTGGTGAATCGCTTGTGATTGAAGACTTGATCGAAAAGGCGCAGCGGGCCGGGGACTACTCTCTAGACCGGCTGCCGGGCGAATAACAGGAAGGATGCACAATGGATTACAAAGCCCCGTTCATTTGGTTTGGCGGAAAATCGAAAGTGGCCCCGCTGGTGTGGGCGCGGTTCGGAGACGTGGCGAATTATGTTGAGCCGTTTTTTGGGAGCGGCGCTGTTTTATTCGGACGGCCCACCGCGCCAGGAATCGAAACCGTGAACGATAAGGACGGGTTTGTTGCCAACTTTTGGCGGGCGCTGAAACATGCCCCGGAAGCCGTGGCGGAGTATGCGGACAACCCAGTGAACGAAAACGACCTGCACGCGCGGCATATTTGGCTCGTGAATCAACTGGCTGATTTTGTCCCGCGCCTGGAGGCGGACCCGGACTTTTACGACGCGAAAATCGCGGGCTGGTGGGTTTGGGGCTTATGCTGCTGGATCGGCAGCGGCTTTTGCAGCGGTCAAGGCCCGTGGCATGTTGAGCACGGGAAGCTGGTCAACATGAAATCAGACGGCGACGCGGGCAAAGGCGTCAACCGGCAACGTCCGCACCTGGGCGACGCGGGCACCGGCGTCAACCGGCCAAAAACAGGACTCGCGGAATACATGCAATCTTTGGCGGACCGGCTGCGCAATGTGCGAGTGTGCTGTGGTGACTGGCAGCGCATTTGCGGGCCAAGTCCTACGCATAGGTTGGGCATGACCGGCGTGTTTCTGGACCCGCCATATTCGGCGGAGGCTGGCCGGGAAAATAATCTGTACCGCGTGGAAGATGACAGCGTGGCGCATCGGTGTCGGGCCTGGGCTATCGAGCAGGGGGCTAATCCGTTGATGCGGATAGCGTTGTGTGGGTATGAAGGAGAACATGAAATGCCTGCGGACTGGGAATGTGTGGCATGGAAAGCGAACGGCGGATATTCTTGGCTTGGCGACGGCACAAACAAGAACAGGCACCGGGAGCGGATCTGGTTTTCTCCCGCCTGTATTCGCCCGGAATTGACGCTGTTCTGAGGCCGTAATCTGTATCCATCCCTCCCGCGTTCGCGGTTCCTGGGGCAATAGAACCGCAGGAAATAATGCACACGTTTGCATAATGAACCCGAAACAGGAAAGGGTCTATTATGCTTTGGCCGTTTGGAAAAAAGTCCGTCACACCAAAAGAATCGCTTGATGCGCAAATCTCCGAAGCTGTTCGCGAGGCCGCCGATCTGTTTCGAGAAGAGGACCATAAATGGCTGGCGCTCGGCACGTCCTTGGGCGAACTGTCGGAAACGGAGCGGCAGCAATACGTTCTGAAATCCCGCATCTTTGGGCGGCGCGATGCGCTCGGCACGCACATTATCCGGCTGTGGCAAAATTACGGCCTGGGCACAGGGATCACCTATGGCGCGGATGACGGCTATGTCAACGCCACAATAGGGCGGCTTTGGAATGATCCGGGAAACCAGATCGTGTTTTCGTCGCGCGGCCAGCGTGAGGTTGTGCGCACGATTTTGACGGACGGCGAAATATTCCTGGCGGTGTTCCCCGGCTCACCTTCACGCTGGCGGATCATCGACTCAACGGAAATCACCGGGATCGCCACGGACCCGGAAGACGCCTATACCGAGCGGTATTACAAGCGGATTAACGCCACGTCCACGAAAATATACCGGAGCATCTGGAACGAATCAGCGGCCCCCGGCGTTTGGGAAACAAGCCTGCCGGTTGAAACCTCCGACGTGTTTCGGGATGCGCTCGTGCTGCACGTCTCCCTCGACTCCATGAAGGGCCGGGGCTATCCGCTGCTTTTGGCCTCGCTGGAATGGATTCTATCCCACCGTCAATTCATGCGTTCGAGGATCGCGATTCAGCAAGAACTTGCACGGATCGCGCGCAAGGTGAAAATAAAGGGCGGACCGACCGCGGTTTCTGCGGAACTGGCCCGGATCGCGGCGCAACGCGCGGCGCGTCGTGCCTCGACGGACACGCCCACAATGGCCGGTACCCGCGTGGAAAATGAAGGCGCGGCAATGGAAAGCATGGACATGGAGACCGGGGCACAGGCGGCGCAAACTGACGGCGCCATGATTTTGCAGCTTGCCGGGATCGGCTCTTCCGTGTTTACGCATTACCTCGGCGCGGGTGAGGCGTTCCGGCTTGCCACGGCAACCGCGATGGAAGCGCCCATGATGATTTCGTTTATGGCGTTTCAAGAAGTTATTCGCACGATCTATTCCAGCATGTTGGATTTCGAGTTGCGGGCCGTGAAAAGAAAAACAGACGAAAAGCCCTTGTATACACTGGAACTCCCGGACGTGTTTACAATGGACGTTCCGAATATTGTCAACACGGCGGCCACGCTTTCCGGCATAATCCCCGGTCTGAACGAGTCCGAAGAGTTTCAAAAGACAACGTTGATGCGGGCGGGCTATCGCAATGCGGATAAAATTCTTGAGCAGATCAAGGACTACGAACCCCCGGCCCAGCAAACCGTTCCTTCCTTCCCCCCGGATGACACGCCTAAGCAGCCCAAAGTAAACGGTAAAGACACGTCCAATCCAGCAGAAGACAATCCGGGGGGTTCT